TTCTCCGGGCATCACTGCTCGCGTCCTCGACCGCCATGCCCGCGATCAACGCCGGGGCCAGTCCTGCAGAAGGAAGTACCTACGCGCCAGACTTTGCTCAGATCGAAGCGGTAATCGCTGGAGCGGGCATCGGGGATACACTTTATTTCGGATACACCGCTTCATATGCCGGGCACCGGGAGTACGGAGCTAATGGACAGCCCGCCGATGGCTTCGTCAGGCTCGCAGCTCAGAACTGGCCGCTCATTGTCGATCGGAAGGCCTCGGAGCTGAAGGCTCGTCTGGGGCTTTGACGGCTCGGTTCTTGTCGCTGCTTTGCTCCATCGCCGACAGAAGCCCAAGCTGCAACAATGTCAGCGCCTTCCGTGCTGCTCTTAAACTAGTTTCGCCCCGAACCGTGGCCGCCGTCTCGCGCCCCAACGCGAGCAGCGCCGCATGAATGCGCTCATAGACCTGATCGTCAGTGAGAGGCGGCTTCTCAGACATAGGTAACGGATACATGGCGGCAGGCACCGACGCAATCATCTTCAGGGCGGTGACAGACCGCCTCTTAACAATGCCCGGTGTGTTGCCGGTTGCCGCGCCGAACGTCGTGTTTCCGGCGGCAGGGCAGCCGCTCCCGCCGAGATACTTTCGATTGGCGTTCCTGCCCAACCAGACACGTCAGATCACCGTGGGCGACGACCGGCAACAGAAGCGTGGATTATTTCAGGTCTCAGTCGTTTGGCCGGTCGGGCAAGGGATCATCGGCGCTCTCGATGTCGCTGACCAAGTGATCGATCTTTTCAAGAACCAATCCCTATTCGCCTCTGGCGTGAAGATCACGATCAGCAGCGAGCCGTGGGCGGCAGGCCCGCTCCAAGAGGGTGAACGGGTACAGATCCCCGTCACCATTCCGTACATCGCCTTCGAACCGGAGAACTAGCATGGCAAACAAGGCAACCAAGAAGGGCAGCAAGGTCTATGTTTGCGCCACTGCCCAGAATACCGATCTAATCGAGTCCGCCTATGCGGCACTAACCTGGGTGCAGGTTGGCAAGGTCGGCAACATCGGTGATTTCGGCGCCGAGTCGACGATGAATAGCTACAATACGCTTGATGAGCCGGTGACCCAGAAACAGAAGGGCACGGCGAATGCCGGTGATCCACAGATCGAGGTCGCCTCGGTGCATGACGATGCCGGCCAAGTCATCCTGCGAACGTTCGGCAATCCTCTGAACCTCGACAACATGGCAATCAAGGTCGAGCGCAACGATGGCGGCGAGGGGTTCACGAACACGATCTTCTACAGCCGCGGCGTTGTGTCCGGCCCGCTTTATCCTGGCGGCGGCTCCGACGACTTCGAGCTCGAGCGCTTCACGATCGGCCTCAACCAACTGCCGATCCGCGTCAATCCCGCTGTAATCCCTTAATCGATAGGTGACCCTTGGACATCTCTAAACTCGTCAATTCTGAAGACCTCTTCGAACTCAACCTCACGGGGCCGGATACCGATGAACTCGTGGGTATTCGCTTCATGATCCGCTCCGCCGAGAGCGATGCGGTGAAGCGCGTGGTCCGGCAGCATAGTGACAAATTCCTCGCGAGCCGGAAGAAGAAGCTTACGGCCAGCAAGGTTGAGGCCGAGTACCTCGACAAGGCGGCGGCCTCCGTCGCGTCCTGGGACTGGGGCGATCACAACTGGAAAGGAGAAAAGCCGGAATGCACCTTCGAGAAAGCGCGGGAGGTCCTTGAGGAGGCCGGCTGGATCTATGACCAGGTCGCGGCAGCCTCGGAGGACCGCGCAAATTTTACGAAGAGCTTGGCGAAACGCTCTGCGAAGCCGTAGCGATCGTCGCGCGCTACGACAGCGTCAAGGACAAGGATGGCGAGACCCGACGCGAGCGCAATCAGAGCTTCGAGATTGAAAGCCCTGAGGCGGAGGTGCCCGACGCTGGTGCCTTCCTATGGGATTGGTTCTGGAAACTTCGGCAGGCGCAGCCGCCTGGGTTCTCCGGGCCAGTACCGATCTCGAACATTGAACTCTCTGTTTGGTGCCAACTGACTGGCAATATCATCCGGCGTGAGGAGCTTGCGATCCTTAGGGCGATGGACGCGCGGTTCTGCATCGAGATCGAGAAGGAGAGCGAGGCGATCAGGGCGCGCGAGGCGACGGCTTAGCGCGCCCTGCCCACCGATCGGAGACCAAAACGCAGGTTGGTCTGCTTGAGCACAAAGTGACGAGGTCACGGATCGGAGAAGGTTACAGAGCAGGTGACGGTAACAACCAAAGGGGCTGACAAAGCTGGCGCGGCGGTTCAAGAAGCATGAAAACCGGCAAGATCGGCAGGAGAATTGAGGCGGCGATTTGCCGGCCCCATTCTCAGGCGACATGACTCATTTGGGACAGTTCTGCCGCAGTAGGTCATAAGTCGTCCTAGCGGCAATCGAGCTGAACGCACCTTGCTTTTCTCCAGATCGAAACGGAACGTCTTGGCCGTCGGCGCGCGCGAACACGTCTATCAACTTTTCAGTTTCGCCGGCGTCAATCATCAGTCGTTTAGCCAGATGAGGAACTTCGCCGACCGAAAACGTAAACTCCCTCGTGCCATTACCGTCGCGCAGCTGAAGTTTTGCGCTGCTGTCAAACGAAACGAAGCCGCTGGGTTGGAAAAACGCCACGAGCTTACCATTCGGGCCGCAGGCGACGGCAAGCGTGGCTTTGTCAAAGCTGTCGCCTTCTTCAGACATCATCGAGAGCGGGAACACAACCTTGTCGAATGTGTCCTGTCTGAATTGAAACCCCCATCCGTGCTTCGTCTCCTGCGCGTAGGCTGCGCCCGACGCGAGGAGAGCGGCGGCCAGTACAATGAACCTCATAATCGTCCTCCAGTTGAATCGCGAGGACGATAACTCACGTTCTTTGAAAAGGAAAAGCCATGGCAGATGTTGCGACGCTTGGCCTGCAGGTTGAAAGTGGTTCCGTTGAGAAGGGCACCGACGCTCTCAACAAGCTGACGGGAGCGGCCGCGCGCGCGGAAGCAGCGGCAAACGGGCTGTCCGGCGCAAATCGTGGTGCAACGGGTGCGGCTTCAGCTGCCGCAAAGGCTTATGCCGCCGAGGGGGCGGCCGCCGCGTCAGCCTCGAAACAGATCGAGTTGATGAGCCGGGCGGCCAATCAGAACCGCGCATCGTCGCGCGGCCATCTTGGAAATATTGCCGCTCAGTTCCAAGACATTGCTGTCAGCGCGCAGATGGGAATGGGCCCGCTGCAGATTGCCCTCCAGCAGGGCACACAACTGGCCGCAGTTCTTTCGTCCATGGAGAGACCAGTCCAAGGATTGGGTGCAGCCTTCTTGTCGGTGCTCTCTCCAGTTAGCCTCCTGACGATCGGCATAATCGCGCTGGCGGCCGCTGGCCTGCAGATGGTTGATTGGACAAAGTTGGCGCAGTCGGCGCTGATAGCCTTGGCGGATGTTCTCGAAACCATAGCGCCTTACGCTGTCGCTGCGGCTGCAGCCCTTGCACTGATTTACGCCCCATCGATCGTCGTTGGCATCGTGAATGTTATCGCGGTTTTATCCCGCCTCGTAGTCGCGTCTGGGACGGTCGCGGCTAGCTTTACGGCAGCATGGTTGGCTGCGATAGGGCCTGTTGGCTGGGTTATCGCTGGCTTCGGAGCCGTTTTGGCTGCTGCTGTCGTCTTCCGAGACGAACTCAAGGGAATCTTCGGGCGAGACATTGTCGAAGATGTGAAAACGGCTGCAAACTTCATTATAAACAGCTTTGAGGCGGCGTTCGCGGACATCAAATTTCTTTGGGGTCAGTTCCCCAACATAATCGGAGCTGCTGCAGTCGGTGCTGCCAACGCTGCGATAAAGGCGATGGCGGGGCTGATCCAGAAGGGCGCCGCGATGATTGATACCCTGCAAGAGCAGGTCAATCAGCTCCTGCCGGAGAGCCTTAGAATGAGACCGATCGGGAATCTCGGCCTCACCGACAAGTTGCGCATCGAGAACCCATATGCTGATGCGCTGGGCAAAGCCGCAACCGACCGCAATGCAAATCTGCAACGCATCATGTCACAGGATAGGATCGGGCAGATCGGCACTTGGGTCGCGGATGCCGCGTCGAGAGGGGTGGCATCGCTCCAGGCGCTCGCCGACTGGATGGGGAAGGTCGACGAGAAGTCAAAGAAGCGCACTGGCGGCAAGAGCGAGCAGGAGAAGTACGCCGACATTGTCGCCGGGGCTGAGCGCCAGATCGCTGCGCTTGAGGCGGAGCGAGACGCGATCGGGCTCACGGAGCAGGCCGCCGCCGCTTTGCGCCTCGAGACGCAGCTCCTGAACGAAGCACAGCAGCGCGGTATCTCTTTGACCGATGCCCAGAAGAGTGAGCTCTCCGATCTTGCGCAGGTCATGGCCTCGATCGAGGACGAGACCCGGCAAATGGGTATCGCGCTCGATTTTGCCCGAGACGTGACCGGAGGCTTCTTCGATGACTTCTTCTCCGGGATCGAGAACGGCAAGTCTGTGTGGGAGTCTTTCGGCGACGCTGCCATGGGGGTGCTCGACCGCATCGCCGACAAGCTGCTGAATGACGTTCTCGATGCGGTGTTTCAGGTCAGCGGCGCCGGCGCTGGAGCTGGTGGAGGAGGGCTGCTCGGTTGGCTCTTCGGCGGTGGCTCAAAGGTGGACCCATGGGCTGGGCTGCGTGGGTATGCAAACGGAACGAGCTCCGCTCGTCCTGGCGTCGCATGGGTTGGTGAAAAGGGGCCGGAGCTCGTCCGTTTCAAGGGTGGCGAGGAGGTCATTCCGAACCATCGCCTTCAACGACCGGCTAATGGCAACGTGGCGCCATCGGGCGGTCAGCTAAACCAGAATGGGCCGCGCGCGATCATCCTTCGGGTGATTGCTGAGGAGGGGCCGATGTTCAGGCCCGTCATTCGGTCGGAGAGCCGAGGCGTCTCCGTCGAGACCATAAAACAGTATGACGCGGCGAAGGCAAACATCTACCAAAA